TGGAGCGGGAACGAGTTCGGAAGGCTAGTCCTACGTCTCGGAAATTACTGGTCTAACTGTCCCACCTGACGGTCAACCCTTCTGCCTAAGCAGACTCACAATCTTTTACTGAAGACGGTTATTGCCGCGAGGCACCGCCAACAGGCCATTCCATTTGTATTCCTTTCCCCATGTCGGAAGGTTAACGAAGCGCAGGATAACGCAGCGCAGATCAACGGTGGCAGGTTAACCCGTGGGAACCCGCTCTGAAGATGCATATAGCCGCACTACAATCCGGTCGAGGGGTTTTCAGCCCCCTACCTCAGTAGCCCATATAGCCTTTCACTCCCTGACATAGTTATTGGATGATGCTTGCGTACCCGGATGCTGGAGACCGAAGTTCCAGCCGACCCCTAGAGGCTCCGCATCATTACCGCATGAAACGCCCTGAAAGGGCCTTCTCGTCTTACGACAATCAATTTCATTGACTGCTGTGTGCTATACTCGGAGAATGGTCATACCAGTGTAACTGGCGATCAGAAATTTCTCCCCGTTGCGAGCGCATGTCACGCCCCACACCATTCTCTAATCCCAGCTACCGTAAATAATATCCGGAACCCGAGGACACCCTCCTCCGTCTGATACCGAGTCCTCCTTTCGGGATTTCTCAGTCAGAAGGTTCTTTCCCTTCAAAACAGTAGCTGTCACGCCCCCTCCCTCCTGACTTTCAGTGTAAGTTGGCGGGTTTTCCCAGTGACTCTCATTCTGTGATTGCAGAACAGAGTCAAGAACTGGTATTACCTTGCCGCCTTCCACCAAAGGACGGAAAAACCTCACCCTCCGAAGCCTCCTCCAACTGAAGTCGTCAGTGAGAGAACTCCAAACCGGCCCCGAAAAATCAACGAACGGGCGGCGCGTCATAGATAATTGCAGGCAATATCTCAACGCAGCACGTTCGCGACATTCGAGGAAGTCAACGGAGAACTTCCACGACGCCATCTGTCGGTCATTGAGTAACTTCAACTCAGAACTGAGTGACTCCTCTGGAATCATAGTACACGATTCAACAGAGAGCACAACGTTATGAGGAACTGGTGCGCCAGGTGCGCGAACTAGACTCAAGTCACGACCGAGGAGGCCGAAGATTCTACTCATTCGAAAAGCCAAACTTCCCCTAAATCCCATCTCATCTGGAAACAGCCGGACTGACTTCAGAGAGACGAGATGCCAAGAGAAGAACGTTCGAGCGGCCCGCCACAGGACGTCCTGGGGTAAGCCACGCGTAAACGAATGAAAAGAACTGCCAAGTGAATTCGTGAATTCGACCGGACGAAGCATTCCAAACCGCAACGTTGGTACAACGGATAACATACCGTCCTCCGCCCACTTAAAGAGGGTAGAGTTCACGGTACCGAAATCAACGTCAACCGAAGTTTTGGTCTTCTCAACTTCGAGGCCTAATCCACGAACAACCGACATCCACCTCTCAGGGAAGCTCTCATCAGAAGACTGGAACAAGATATCATCACCATTTATTAAAATGGGCATCCGAGGTAAACCTGCTTCCGTCCTAGCATAATCAAAACTCAAAAAGTTTTGAAGACACAACAACGGAAAGGACAAGTAAGACCCCATCATCTGACCACGAGTGACTCTAAATTCCATATCCTCCTCAAGATTCCACAAAGTAGGCCGGAGAACAGCCCGCGCATGGGCGCAAACTGACTCTGGAACGAATGACGTCTCTAAAAGAGCGTCGAGAATCGTTTCGGCCACCTCAAGAGACAGATTATCGGTTGCCGACCGATAATCACCGGACACGAGGATTCCCTTCCCCCTTTCAAACCCCGCCTTCTTCAACTTCGCTGCAGAAGGGTCACCACGGCACAACCAGGGCACTGTCCTAGACAGGTGCTCGTAAATTGACTTGTGCAAAGGCCTCAAAACCAGCTCCTCCGAAGAGAACTTGGTTAAGGCTCGCGGTTTCCCCGCTGATTGGACTACGATCAACTGAGCGTCAATCGAACGGGTATCATAGGGTATAAACCCTAGACTCCTGTCCAATAAAGTAACCTGATCATTAACGGCACCCAGACAACCGCCTTCCAGGCGAGAGCTATCAGTGGTACCCGCAAGACCAGGGGAATTGACGTAACAGAAGTTCTCGTAAATAGACGAGTCCCAACCCTTTCGAAACAGGGAGAGGACACGCTTACGAACAAACTTCAGATACCCGGCAGGCAAAAGAGTTGGGGGGCTCGTAAGAGTCCCCATCAGGGATTTCAACAGATCGGCCTCCATACACTTGCAGGAAGCGGGAAGCAGCTTCTTAATAGACTGAAAAGCTAACCGTTCAGACTCGTCCTCAGAGGGACACGAAGAAAGAAGTCGCTTAACCTCCCGAGCAAGACCTACACACGAGTCAACGTCAGGGACGAACTCAATGTTAGGATAGAGGAAGATCTGAGACCATGAGGAGAGGGCGCGCTGGACCACGAGCGTGGTACGGGCCATTGACGCGCGACAGCGTCGCGGGGGGCCACCAGATCGACAAAGAGATTTCATCCGAACCAGAGCGTTTAGCTCAAGAAGGTAAAGGACCAGAATGCCGAATTACTAAAAACTACCACGTAGTTTTTC